TTGTACTTCCACAAGATGTACAAGAACTCCAGTTGGGTGGAGATGCGGTTATCCGTACTTCAAATCCAGCAGGTGTGCGCCGTGTAGAACTATCACTTCCACAAGGTGCGTTCACTGAACAAGCCCAACTTAATCAAGAACTTCGTGTAGGCACACGTTATCCTGAAGGACGTACAGGAAACATTGATGCTTCTATCGTCACTGGACAAGGCGTTCAGGCTCTTATGGGAGCCTTTGATACACAAGTTAAATCAGCACAAGCCATCTTTGCTGCAACTCTTCGTGATGTAATTTCAATCTGCTTTGAAGTAGACGAAATGATTTTCCCAGAAGAGAAGACAATTCGTGGCGTTGACTCTGGTTCACCTTATGAAATTACATACAAACCAACAAAGGACATCAAGAGTGATTACTCTGCAGATGTTCGTTATGGAATGTTGGCTGGATTAAACCCAGCACAGGGACTTATCTTTATGCTTCAGGCATTGGGTGGCGGTCTTATCTCTAAGGATATGGCAATGCGTGAACTTCCATTCACTGTAAACGTTACACAAGAACTTGAAAAGATTGAAATTGAGAATATGCGTACTGCTCTCCTTGGAGGCATTACTGCTATGGCTCAAGCAATTCCTGCGATGGCAACTCAGGGACAAGACCCATCAGATATGGTAAATAAGATTGCTGCGGTTATCAAGGCTCGTCAAAAGGGTCAAGCATTAGAAGACGCAATTGAAGCCACATTCACTCCGCAGCAACCAGTTCCTCCTGCTGGGGCACCGAATATGGTTGAGCAACCGTCCCCTGCTCCCACTGGCGTTCCAGCAGGAGGCGCTCTTCCACAAGAAGCACCAATGGTTCCACAGGAAGAAGCACCAGTAGATATTCAAACAATTCTTTCTAGCCTAAGTGCATCAGGAAGAACTGGCGGAAGAGCATCAACAACAGCAAGGTTATAATTAAGTAGGGGACAATGACAACAATTATCGGCTTGGAATATAAAGACAGTGCAGTAATTGTTGCTGATAGTCAGACAACTGATGACAGTGGGCGAATTTATAATCACCCAGATGTTAAGAAGATTGCTGAACGGGGACACTTTTTAGTCGCAGGTTCTGGAGAAGTTTTACCTTGCGATGTAGCACAACATATATGGGAACCACCAGTTCCCACCAAGGCTGATTATAAAGACCTATATCACTTTATGATTGCCAAAGCAATGCCTTCTCTACGTAAATGCTTGTCTGAGAATGGATATAACTTTGATGAAGATACAAAAGAAATGCGCTTTCAGTTTATTATTGCTATAGGTGGCGAAATATTTGACGTAGACCAAGAGTGTTCAATATCTAAATCTGACACAAATGTTTACGCAGCAGGTTCAGGAGCAGCGTATGCGCTAGGCGCATTACACGCTGGTGCTGATGCTTACGAAGCAATGGAGATTGCAAGTAAGTTAACAGCATTTACAGCAAAACCATATCTATCAAAAATTCAATTTAAACATATTAAGTAGGAGGCACTGTGGCTGGAGTTAAAGGAAAGAGCGGTGGACCCAATGGCGGTCCTCAATACAACCCAGCCAATATTTCTGCAACTGGTGGAGATGGTCAATCAGGCAAGCAACCAGCACAATATATTTCAGGACTTCCATACGGTCAAGGACAAGAGACTATGCAACAACAATTATCAGCACCGATGGCAGCAGCGTCAACTCCATCAATGGGTGGTATTGGTATGAATATGCCAACACTTCTAGATGAAACAATGCGCCCTTCAGAACCGACATCAGCAGGTGTTGACTTTGGTGCAGGTCCTGGTTCAGAAATTCTTCCTCCATCTCTTGGACAAGACCAACGTCCAATTGAGAACAAGGCTATTGTTGAAAAGTATTTGCCAGCAATGATGGAAGCAGGACGTAGTGTTGACGCTCCTGATTCATACAAGCAATTTTTATCTTACTTGTTAAAGAAGATGCAATGAACTCTTGGATTCCAGGTGGGATTTATGACAACATTGATAAGTTTGCAAACTCTTTAGGTTATGAGAATGCTTCTATTGCTCTGACTCTTGCAACCATCCCTTGGGATTCAGTTGACGACAGAGATTCTTTTATTGAAATGCTTACTGGGGAAATGCCTCGCGGTGGTAAAATTAAAAACCAATTCGGAGTTTAAGGAGATAGAATGTCATTATGGAATGATTTCCTAGACAATATCGCCAAACCAGTTGGCAAAACTTTTACTAATGCAGCAGATTACTGGAAAGATGCTTTCACTGGCAATCTAGGTTCTCCATCTCAATTTATTTCTAATGTTGCCACAAATGCTGGTGTTGAAATTGGAGCGACTCCACTGCTCCGCCAGTTAGGTGTTGAAGAACAAGCGCAACAGGTCATCAAAGATAACCTTAAATACTCTGTAAAGAATCAAGCAACAAGTAATGATATAGTTCTTAAGGCTGGAGTTAAACTTCACGATGAAGTTATCTCGCCATACATTACTCGTCCAGTATCAACTCTTGGATTAATAACTGACATAGATTCACCTCTGTATGCAAGCGATGAATTTGAAAAAGGCTTTCAGATTAAAGATATTGTCAGTGCGTATAATCGCTCTGAAAAAGTTTCAATGGGTCAGGCTTTTACTAAGTCAGACCTGACTCCAATTAAATATGCTGCAGACATAGCATTTAATGCTGGCGGTATTGATATTGATTCAGTTGACTTATGGAATGATAATGACATCCAGAGAGCATTTGTTGACAATACTGTAGGTAGATACTTTACTGGAGTTCTTGATTTTACAGCATCTAACGTTGCTATTGGTGGCGCTTTTGGTGTAATGGCAAAAGCAGGAAATCTTGCTGCTCGTGGAGTGGGACTAACCACAAAGAACAAAGCATCATCACAATTTGAAATGGACATCAATGATGGTCTTACATTTAAAAATAGTGATGGAACATCTGGTCGCTTAACTACTGCTGGTTCAGATGTTCAGCGTCTAGCATCTACAACTGACATTAATGAAGTAAGCCAACTGGTTCAAAAGTACAGTAACAATGGTGGTCTTATTGGACCTATCTCACGTGCTACTGACTCAAATACTATTAGAGACCTTTTACTTGCTGACAAGGGTTACTACCCAGCACTTGACAGACTCTCAAAGAATGCTCCTGCAGACTTGTATGAAATTGCAGATATGAACTCTGTGTTTAAGACTAAGGCTATTGAGGAAGGAAAACTTCCAGAGTTTGATGAAATTTCTTGGGAACGATTAAACTCAGCATTTGACGATGCTATCAATCGTGTACCTGAGTATCGCTTTATCCGTGACTCACTACTTGACCCACAGACAAAAACTCCTTTAATGCAGGGTAAAGATTACATTCCTGCTGAGCCTGTTATTGGCAAGGCTGCCTATGTTGCTGGACGTGAGCGTCTAGGTAGACTTAAGGCTGCTGCGGTTACACGTGACTTTTCTAAACTTGGTAACATTGAAGAGCGCATCTTAGGTGGTAGCCTCAATGGTCCTATTACAAAGATAGTTAGATTCACTGGTTCAGAAAAACCGCTTGGCTTTGTTACATTCTCTGGCTCACGCCCATTTGACGCATTTAAAGAAATAGATGCTTTCTTTGACGATATTGACCTATTTAAAAATGGTTCTAATATGGTCTCAATTAGTCCTAAAGTAAAGATTACTGCTGCAGAATTCCGTAACTCAGTCAAACAGAAACTTGCTAACGCAGAGACCAACATTCAACGCAAGAATGTACTTGAGGAACTAGATGACCAGATTGGTCTCGTCACAGCATTCTCTAATGGATTCTACGATATAGCAAAGATTAAGAACTTCACGCAAGAAATTAAAAATAAAGTTCTTAACTCTACTAACTCATTAGCAAGAACTGGCTATGCTATGGATGCTACTAGTTCACGCGTTCTTACTGACGCACAGACACAGAGTCAGTTAATTGAGTCCTATCGTATGGCTCCTTGGAACTTTATTGAGAAAGAATTGCTTCTTGCACTTAAGAAGCCAGGTCTTGAACTTGGTGTAATTAGAACAACTGACACTATTAATGCTTTCTACGAAACATTCAATAAGTACTGGACACTGGATGTATTGGCAAGACCATCATACATCCCAAAGAACTCATTATTTGAACCAGCCTTGAGCGCAACTCTTGCACACGGAATGGACATTGTTATTCAAGGTGTTCCAACAATGACCAAAAACTTCTTGCTTAATAACAAGAATCGCGTAATGGGCAAGGTATCTAAAGTCTATAAAGGCAAAGAATATCGCGCTGTCAATAAGGCTGTAGGAGACCTTAGTAATGAATTAGATGCTGCAGTAGCACAACTAGATGCTCTTACTGCAGAGGTTTCATTGTTTCTACAACCAGAAATAAATACAATTAAACTTAGTCCAAAAGTTATTCAAGAGAATAAAGCAATTGTACTTGACCAACTCAAGAAGACACAAAAACTTGTTGATAATATTGAGTTAGAACTTCGCGATGCTATCAGTCCTTTTGGAACTATGTCCCAAGTTCCAACTATTGCTGGACTAGAGCGAAGAATTGCATTTATTGAAAATGAAACTTCAGCAGCATCTAAGGCAAAGTTTGGCTCAGATATTGCTAATGCTAAATCTGCGATTGGCGCAGCAAAGGGAGCAATTAATACTCTTGCTCCAAATGCAGCAGAAATACTAGCAGCCAATAAAAATATTGCTATGCAATATAAGGCAATTGATGACATCTTGCAATCTCTTGGTGAGGCTCGCGTAAAACAAGCAGATGTATTTGGCAAAGATGCTAAGTATAAAGCACGCTACTATGGTAAGCCAGAGCAGTATCGTATGATTGCTGGTCAATGGGTACCAATTAAGTCACTCTTTGATGAGAACCTTATGGGTGCTGCATTTAAGAGCGAGTTTGGTAACTCACGTACTGTTGCTGCCACATACCTAGGTGAAAGAACTATTGGTGTACGTCAAGGTATGGTCCTTCGTAGAGGACCATCAACTGTTACTTACATTAATGACCCTAATTATTTTGAAGAGTTGGCTTATTACGTTAACCGTTCTCTACGCAATGACCCACTTATCAAGCAAGCACTTGAGGGGTTGCCAGAAGATAAGATTATTAAGTGGGCACAAAGTGACGCTGGTACATCTTACCTAAGCCAATTTGGTATTGTAACAGAGGGCAACATTCCCAACCTAGTTCGTGACAGAATTGGATTAGTTAACCGCTATCTTCCAGATGCTGAGGCTCGTTCTTTAGCACTGACTAAAGATGTCACATCGGTAGAACTACAGAAGATTCTTTCACCTAAGTCTCGTGACTTAAGTCCTATTCATCCACTTGATTTCAATGTACACACAGCATCTGAGTTTGGTGCACGTACATTAGGTCAGATTGAACAGACAATCAATAAGGGTGCTAACTGGATATTTAGTAAACTAACTGCTCCAGAAAACCCAATTCGTTGGGCTTCTGCTGATAGATTTTTTGCTGACGCTGTTGCCAAAAAAGTAAATACCCTTGCCGAGCAAGGCTTTAAGTTTACTAAGGCTGATGGAACAGTAGATATTGATAAGATAAATTCTATTCGCTCTGCTGCTCGCCGTGAGGCGCTTGACCTGAACGAAAAGACATTCTATACAATTCGCCGTCAGAATAAAGCACTGTATGCTGCTCGTCTAGCAACAGCGTTTCCTACTGCATCTCTTAATGCTTTCTACCGCTATGGTCGTTTTGCACTTAAGAGTCCAGAACGAGTAAGCCAGTTCCTCTATAACTACCAAGCAGCCTTCAGGTCATTTGGTGTAGATGAATATGGAATTCCAACGGATGACCCCCTAAAGGCTACACATCTTGTTGTTCCCGCAACTGATGATATGGGATTCTTTGGCGGAAAAGGTATTCGTTTAAATGCTCGTAGCATCGGATTCTTACTTAACTACCCAACTCCATCTTTGTATGCAAGCATTGCAACTGCAAAGGTATTCCAATGGCAACCAGATGCTGAAGATTTAATGAAAGAATACCTTGGCGCCAACTATGATGTTATCTTCCCATACGGACCACAGACATCTCTTGGTATGGCTGTAGTACCACGCTGGGCAAATGATTTATGGAACTATGCAAATGGTCCAGAGGGTAAGAAAGACTTCTTAGACTCATATAAAGATGTGCATAACTACTATCGCACTCTTGATGAGATGAAGATTCTTAAGTATCCTGGAGATGCTGCAATCAGAAAGGCTACACAACAGAACTTCTTCGTTAAGTTTGGCTGGTCATTCAACTCTCTATTTGGTATACCTGCCAAGGTTGATACACGCCCTATGAAACTATATGAAGATGCTTATGGTCTTTTGGTTAATAAGTATCAATCTCAAGGCATTGATATTACACAGGCTAAGGAACTTGCAGGAGCAGAATTCCTATCTAAGGTTGGAACAGACTTTCCACTAGATAGAATTACATTCAAAGGCTCAGCATCTAATGCTTATATTCAACCAACATCTAAGGCTTACAATAGAGTCTTTGTTGAGAATCAGAAACTAGCAGCAGAACTAGCAAGTAAAGACCCCGCTCTTGTTGGCTTGCTTACTGCTGACCTAGACCAGAACCCTAAAGACTTTAACCTTAGTGTGTATAGAAAACTCCAAGACCCAGATACTAAACTTCCTGGTGGAGAACTTTTAAACAAACTTGCAATTACTGTTCAAAAGGAAGAAAGTCTTAGAAACATTAACCGAGTCTGGGATTTGTACAATCAAGTCACTGATGTTTTAGAACTTAAGGCACAACAAAGTGATGGCAAATCTCTTCGTTCCCATCCAGAATTACTTGCTGCTCGCAAGGAAATATCTGACACGCTCTTTAGAAAAGAATCTGAAGAATGGTGGTTGCAATTAAATGACCCTGAGCGTGGGGATAAATCTTTCAGATATGCCTATGCCTTAAACAGAATTGTTTCTGATGATTCATATATGAAGAAATATGGCAATACTAAATTCTGGTCAGACGTAAAAGACTATGTATCAATTAGAAATGCAGTAGTTGATGTATATCAAGGACTGCCAATGAATGACCCTAGAAAGTCTAAAATTAAAAAGGCTTACAACGCAACACTAGATACATTTACACCAACTTGGCATCCACGTCTTCAAGACATCATTAAACGATTCTTTGAAGAGGATACAATGAAGAACGCTACCCAGGAAGGGTCCGAGTAATGGCTATTTCAACAGAAGAATTAAAGGCAATTCTTGCCACTGTAGTTGCTTCAGCAGGTGGTGGTAGCGGAGATAGCGACACAACCACAAAGCAAGCCATTAAACTTACTACAATCTCTGGCAAGCAATTACTTGATTCCATTGCTCGTGATATTCAATATACTGGAAAGTTCTCCCAGGCTGAGTTGGCATCATTCGTTGCTACTTATAACAAGGCTGCCAATGCTCAACTTGAAACTGTTATCAAGGCTGCTCGCAGCCAGATTAAGCCAGGTGCTACAGAGGCTGACGCACAAAAGACTATTCAGAGTATTATTTCTACAAGTTACCCTAACTTCTTTGACCCTAAGCAGTTCACTAAAGACTACATCTGGGGTAAAGTTAACTTCGCAGATGTTAAGAACCTAGGTGCTAAAAGTCTTATTGCTCTCACAGAGGCTCGCTCTGCAGTTAAAGCATTTAACCTTAGCGGTATCTCAGATGCAGAAGTACAAGCAGCAGCAAAGAAGATTGCTATGGGAGACTTGACTCTAGAAGAATATAAGGCTCAACTTGTGCAAAAAGCCAAGATGGAATACCCACAACTAGCAGAGCGATTTGATTCAACACCTGGTGCAACAACACGTCAACTCTACGCACCAATCCTTAATGCTATTGCTAGTGCTTGGGAAGTTGAAGCCGATTCACTTGATTTAAATGACCCATTCATTGACAAGTTAATTCGTCCAGATGGAGTGATTGGCAAGTTGCCACCTGCAACTGTAGGTCAGGCATCAATAGCAGCAATGAATGATAAAAGATTTGATGGAACTTTAAAAGCAATTGACAATGGTCGTGATAGCGCGACTTCATTATCACGAGCGTTAGGATGGGGTATCTAATGGCTGTTAAAGATGATAAAGCCAATTTCCGCGAAGCACAAAATGCAGCAACTAAGTCAGCGGCAAATGAAGCAGCATACAATCCTAAAGACCCATTTTTTGGTGCAACTAGAAAAGATGTTACGGTTAACGGTGTTACATATAAAGGTGCAATAGATATAGGAACCGCCAAGCCACCTGCTGCTACAAAGGTAGGAATGGTATCTCCTATCAGTGGACTTACTATTACTGGTACAGAGCGCAATGCTGCCAAAGAAGTAGAAGCAATGAAGATTGGTTACACCAAGGAATACATTGCATCACGTGGCGGAATCAATGCTATGGGTTACTTTAACGATACCCCAACAAGCGGACAACTTAATGCAGAAGAGTATAAGTCTGTCACTAAAGCAGATGGAACTATCAATACCGCAGGAATGGCGCAAATTCTTCAGGACAAGAAGCGTCAAGAACTTCTAGCATCTGGTCTATCAACAACTGAAATTGAAGCACGTCTTGCTAGAGAATGGTCAACACTTTATACACCATCAAAGTCAGCAGGGTATAACTCTGCTGGTCAGCCTGAAGAAGGCGGACAATACAGCGCATCTGGTGAATATGTAGGTGCCACAGGTGGCACTGGTGCTCCAATGACAGGTGGAATCGCAGGGGCTGTAACAAACGCATCTGGCAAGACACTTGCTCAAGATGCTTTTATTAATACATTTAAACTTATCGTAGGTGACACAGAGGGTTCAAAAGCCTATGTTGGTGAACTATATAAGTACATCTCTGGTTTCTGGAAGTCAGGCTCAACCATTGATGAGGCTATCAACCTAGCCCTTCGTGCTGCTAGAAACGATAAGGCTATTCCTGAGTTTACTAATCGCTTTGCAGCAATCTTTAAATTAGAAGACCTAAAGGCTGCTGGAAAGATTGTTGAAGTTCCTACAGTTGCAGAGTATGTAAAGTCAGAAGAGACACTTGGCGATATTCTTAATCGCTCTAATCTAGGTGATTTAGCAAACTCAACATTCATTGCTGACATCCTTGCTACTGGCAAGTCAGTATCTGAAAGCACAGATATTATTACAAATGTCTTTGATGCAATTGATAATGCTCCAGCACAATGGAAGGCTCAAGTAGCCAAGGCAATACCATTTGCAGATAGAGCAACACTTGCAAAGGCTATTCTTACTGGACCAGAAGGTGTTAAGCAACTAGAAAGAACTGTTGCCACTGCTGGTGTTCAGGCTGCAGCAGGTATGCAGGGACTTACATTAGGTGCACAAGCAGCAGGAGAACTTGTATCAAAAGGTCAAACCTTTGGAAGTTCTATGGGAACATTTGGTAAAGTAGCACGCATTCTTCCTGAAGCGCAGAAATTAACTGCAATTGAATCTGGCTATATGCCAGCACAAGGTTATACACAAGAGCAAGCAATCGCTGCAACATTTGACCAGAGTGCAGCAGAACTTAAGAAACTAGAAGACCTTGCTCGTAGAGAAGAAGGTCGCTTCTTAGCACGCTCTGGAACTATTGGAAGTAAATCATTTGCTTCTCAAGTTCGCGGAATGCAATAAACAAATAAAGAATCCTGAGCGGACCAACCAGCCCCGCCAGCGTATAAGACTGGTAGCAAGAGCCAGCCCAATTCCCCGATTGGAATCTGTGGCTTGCGACTAACAACGAATAGAAGGGTGGACAGTTGCTATGAGCAACAACTACTGGGACGAAGACGAAGACGATATAGATACACAAGACGAATCGCAAATGGATGGCAGTGACTTACTTAAAAAGTTACGCAAAGCCAAACGTGCGGACGAAAAGCGTATTAAAGAACTCACTGAGCAACTTGAGGGTTTATCCAAGGCGCAGCGTGAGCGTACAGTCAAAGAAGTCCTAGAAAAGAAGGGTGTAAATCCTAAAGCAGTACGACTAATCCTAAAAGATATTGACGATGTTTCAGAAGAATCAGTGAATAACTGGCTCAATGACAACGGTGATTTGTTTGGGTTAACTCCTGCAGAGGACGCATCCGTAGCAAACACTGCAGACCTAGCGGCATTACGCCAACAGGATGTAGTAACGCAGGGTGCAACAACACCTGACCGAGCAGAGAACCTAGAGCAACGATTAGCAAATGCAGAATCTGCAGATGAAATCTTGTCTCTCCTCCGCTCACAATAAAAACAATCATAGTTTCTAGTCACTTGGAGGTGACAAAATGGCATTTGTATCAACAGACTCCGCTTCTCTCGGCGGTACCGCTGGTGGTGCTGGTCTAGTCCAGAAGGCGTATGACCGTCTTTTGGAGTTTGCTCTCCGTTCAGAACCCCTTATTCGTTCTGTCGCAGACAAGCGTCCAACTAACCAGTCAATCCCAGGTTCAACAGTAGTTCTACAGAAGTACGTTGACCTTTCAGCAGCAACAACAGCACTAACAGAAACAACTGACCCAGATGCAGTAGCAATGTCTACACCAACATCTGTAACCATTACTCTTGCAGAGTACGGTAACTCAGTTCTAGTTACACGTGCGTTGGAACTCTTCAGCCTTGCTGATGTAGACCCAGCAATCGCTAACATCATCGCATTCAACCTAGCAGATTCTATTGACGCTGTAGCAATGACAACATTGCGTGGCGGTTCAAACGTAATCTACTCAGGTTCAACTGCAACATCAACAGCAACAATCACTGCTGCTGCAACACTCTCTTCAGCAAACATCCGCAAGGCTGTTGCGAAGTTGCGTGCTAACAAGGCAACTGCCCGCAAGGGTTCACTCTACTGGGCTGGTATCCACCCAGAAGTTTCACACGACCTCCGCGCCGAAACAGGCTCAGCAGGTTGGTTGCTTCCTAACCAATACGGTTCTGCACAAGACCGTATCTGGGCAGGAGAAATCGGAACATACGAAGGTGCATACTTCGTAGAGTCTCCACGTCTTTACAACGCAACAGATGGTTCATCATCTGCACGCGTTTACCGCACAATCCTTGCAGGACAGCAAGCAATGGCAGAAGCCGTTGCTGAAGAACCACACGTAGTTATCGGACCAGTCGTTGACCGCTTGATGCGTCACCGTCCAATGGGCTGGTACGGCGTTCTAGGCTTTGCACGTTACCGTGAAGAAGCACTATACCGCATTGAGTCTGGTTCATCAATCGCTTAATTGATTGACGGGTAGGCAGGGGGAAACCCCTGCTTATCAGTAAGTCCATTAAGGAGGACGAATGACACAGTACACATTTAGAACACCTGTAGTTAAAGAAGGTCCAGCAGGTGGTCATCGTTTGTTCTACTTTTATAAGTTGGACAAAGGTGTAACAGTAATTAAGTCTGGTGGCACTTGGTCAACAACAAGATACCTAGTTGATGAAGACTTAGATAATTACGATGAGATTTACAGAGGCGGATACAACCACACAGTAGATGATGCTAAGAAAGCAGAACTTATTGCAGCGGGTATCGGTATCACAGAGGCAAACTTTACAGCACAGTAGGGACAAATATGGCAAAGCATTGGGAAGCACATCCAACTTATGTTGAAGGTTGCTTTGGTTGTAAGGCTTCAACTCTTCAAATGAATCCTGGGGATGCGAAGCGAGATATACCTGATAAGAAGTGGAACGCAGAGTTAGAGGCTTACCGAGATGCAAGAGCACAAGGTATACAGCCAGCAGGTACAACTATGCGTCACATTGAAGAAGCACACAAAGCGTCAGAGCATTTAGGCAGAGCCTATGACGCAGATACTATGCCTAAAGCAAAAGATATAAACCACAAATCCGCTGAAGTAATGAAAGAACTAGGAGTATAAAATGCCAAAAGTAGGAATGAAAGAATTTGCATACACACCAAAAGGTATGGCTATGGCAAAGGCTGAAGCCAAGAAGACTGGTAAGAAAATGGTAGTCAAGAAGGCTGCTAAGAAATCAGGAAAGAAGAAATAATGGCAACTCCAAAACCAAATCCTAAGCCAAAAATTACTGCAAAGCCAAAACCAAAGCCAGCACCAAGTCCAACATCATATAAGCAATTAGATATTGATATGGCAACTATGGCTAATGTTAAACCAGAGCACCAGTTTACAGCAAAAGACCCTAACACATACAGTGGAACATATAAGGGTAAAAGATATACTTGGCAAAGTGGTGGGTTTCTTAAGTAATGGCTGACTCACGACTAAAGCGAGCAGGAGTCTCTGGCTTTAATAAGCCTAAGCGTACACCTAATCATCCAACTAAATCACACGTTGTTGTCGCTAAGTCTGGAGACCAAGTTAAGACCATTCGTTTCGGACAACAAGGTGTTACTGGAGATAAGAAGCCAACAGCACGTCAGGCTTCCTTCAAAGCACGTCACGCCAAGAACATTGCCAAGGGCAAGATGAGTGCAGCGTATTGGGCAGATAAAGTTAAGTGGTAAGAAAGTAGGGGACAATGCAAGAAACAGTATCTATCGCCTGGTGCGATAACGGTATGGTTGATGGAAAGTTTATGCAAGGAGTTACAGATGTACTCCTTAAGTCAGGAATTCAGTTTGAATCTACTCTACGCAGTCAGGGAAACCAGATTGCTAGACAGAGGGAAACTGTTATCAACTATTGGTACGAAAAGAATAAGGCTGATTGGTTGCTCTGGGTTGACTCAGATGTAGTCATTAGCCCAGAGGGTTTCTTGAAACTCTGGAATCAAAAAGATAAAGATGAGCGTCCAATTATGACTGGCGTGTACTTTACTACTGATAATCCAGAAGAACCCTTGATGGTTCCAATGCCTACAATATTTAAGTTTGTTGACAATGAAGATGGTGGTTTTGGTTTAGCCAGAATACATCCACTGCCTAAAGACAAACTGATTCAGGTAGGCGCAGCGGGTATGGGATACGTCCTAATGCACCGCAGTGTGGTTGAACGAATTAGAAAAGAATTACCTGATGCTCAATTCTTTATGGAGATGGGCAGAGGGACAAAGTTTATAGGTGAGGACATCTACTTCTTTGCATTATGCGAGAAGGCTGGAATCCCACTCTGGTGCGATACAAGTGTGACTGCTCCACATATGAAGCGATTCTCATTTGATGAGCACTATTACAATGCAATGACTAAAGGGAGATAACAATGGCTGGTACTGCTGGTAGCACATTATGTGCCGAACTTAATCGTTTGGCTAATGGTGGGACATATCCTGCAATGACTGCATTTCTTGACGAACAAGGTGCTGCGAACAAGTGGGCTGGTACTAGCGGTAAAGCAATCATTGGTGCACTTAACTACAAAGTTAGTGCTGCTCGTCAGCCTTCAGCATTCAAAGATTTAAATGGTGTTTGCAATGAACTTGCTGGAACTACTGGCAAATCTGCGGTTGACGCATTGAGGACTATCTAATGACAACTACCCTAGCAAATATGATGGATGAGGTTCAGGTCAACCTCGCTGGTTACACATTCCAGCAAGACCGTACAACCTACATCTCATCTGCTGTTACAACTACAACTTCATCATCTGCTTCCCCTTTGGTCTTAAGTCTTGGTTCAACTGAATCACTTGGCAAGGGTATTGTAGAAATTGACGAAGAACTCCTATGGGTTGACTCATATGACCGCGTTGCTAACACAGCGACAGTGGCTCCCTATGGTCGCGGATACCTAGGTACAACAGCAGCAACACACGCTGCAGATGCAAAGGTAACTATTGCTCCTACCTTCCCACGCTTTAATATTAAGCGAGCAATCAACGACACAGTACGCTCCCTTGGAGCAAGCATCTTCGCAATGAAGACAACAACATTTACTTTCAATGCAGCAGTATCTACTTATGCTTTTGCTAACCTAAACATCAAGAATATCTTGACTGTGCACTGGCAAGATATTGGTCCATCTAAAGAATGGCGACCAATTCGTAAGTATGACTTTGATGCTGTAGCAAACCCAGAAGCATTTGGTTACACATCTGGTACTGACCAAGTACAGACAATCACATTGGGCGAAGCCCCAATCTCTGGACGTACAGTAAAGATTGTCTACGCAACTGACCCAGTAGCCTTTACAACTAACTCACAGGATTATGCAACACAGACTGGACTACCAGAATCTACACGGGACGTAGTAATTCTTGGTGCAGCCTATCGTCTGCTCTCATTCCTTGACCCAGCACGTGCTGCTCAGGTTAGCCCACAGGCTGACGAGACAGATAGCAAGCGTCCATACGGTGCATCACAGACAGCAACAAAACAACTTTATGCCTTGTACTCACAGCGTCTTGCTGAAGAGACAAAGGCACAGCAACAGAACTATCCCCCACGAGTTCATTTCTCACGCCGATAAGGAACCTGAATGACAACTAGAAAATACTCCTCACGCTCTCAGCAAACAACGCTGACTGGCGCACTTACCTCATCAGGTACATCTGCCACTGTTGTGTCAGGTACAGCACTCCTTGGTGGTGTAACAATCTCCGCTGGTGAAACTTTTACAGTAGTAATTGACCCAGATACAGCACTTGAAGAAATTGTAGATGTCACCGCCGTCAGTACTAACACGCTGACAATTACTCGTGGCATTGATGGCTCAACTGGTCAGGCACACTCTGCTGGTGCAGTAGTTCGCCATATGGCTATTGGTCGCGATTACCGTGAAGCCAATACCCACATTGAGGCTACAACTGGACACGGTGCTACAGGCGCTGTAGTTGGTACAACTAACACTCAGACACTTACAAACAAAACTCTTACTAGCCCAACACTAACTACTCCAGCCCTTGGAACTCCAGCATCTGGTGTTCTAACTAATACAACTGGATTGCCACTTACAACTGGCGTAACTGGAACTCTTCCAGTAGCCAATGGTGGAACTGGTGTAACAACCTCAACTGGTTCTGGTGCTAACGTTCTTGGAACTAGCCCAACAATATCTGCTCCTACCATTACTGGTGCTGGAACTATTGCTGGTACCTTTACTGGAAACATTACAGGTAACGTAACTGGTAACGTCACAGGCAACGTAACTGGCAATGTGACTGGCTCATCTGGTTCTACTACAGGTAATGCGGCAACAGCCACAGCCCTGGCTACAGGGCGTACAATAGCCCTTACAGGCGATGTCACTGGTACATCAGGTACATTTGATGGCACTGGAAACGCTAGCATTACAGCAGCCATTGCCGCTAACAGTATTGTCAATGATGACATTAATGCCTCTGCTGCTATTGCTCTATCCAAGTTGGCTACAGACCCACTAGCCCGTGCTAACCATACAGGCACACAGGCTGCATCAACTATCTCAGACTTTGATACACAGGTACGTACTAGCCGTCTAGACCAGATGGCTGCACCATCTGCTGCGGTATCAGTAAACAGTCAAAAGATTACAAATCTTGATACACCAACCTCGTCTGCTGATGCAGCAAATAAAGGTTATGTAGATACATCTATCAACAACCTTATTGATGGTGCTCCAGCAACACTAGATACCTTAAATGAGATTGCTGCTGCTCTTGCAGATACAGCAAACTTCTCAGACACAGTAGTTCTTAAGTCAGGCTCTACAATGTCTGGCAACCTAGCGATGGGTACCAACAAGGTAACTGGTCTTGGAACTCCTACAACATCTACTGATGCTGCTACTAAGGGCTACGTAGATACAACAGTAGTTGCACCTAGTAACTTAACTGGTCCTATTACCTCTGTTGGTTCAGCAACGACAGTTGCTGCCCAGACTGGTACTGGCTCAACATTTGTAATGCAAGACAGCCCAACGCTTACAACTCCTAACATTGGTGTGGCTACTGCTACATCTGTCAATGGAACAACAATTCCTTCAAGTAAGACTTTAGTTGCTACTGATTCAACTCAATATGTGGTTCCAAGTCAGACTGGTAATGCCAATAAGTTTCTGACAACAGATGGAACTACTTCATCTTGGGGTAACGTGGCTGGTGCTCTTGCACAACCAACAGAGCCATCATCTCCACAAGATGGACAAATCTGGATTGACACAGATGGAACTGCGCCTACAACTGTAGTCACACGCTGGACAGAACAACCTGCTGCAGGTACTACAGTACTTACAGGCAATGATGACTACTCAATCCCATTGGCTTACAGCCCAGGATATGAACAAGTATTCCTTAATGGTGTACTGCTCTCTCGCTCTGGTTCTGAGTACACAGCAACTAATGGTACAAGTATTACACTTGCTGCTGCTACTGTGGCTGGAGATATTGTAGAAGTTATCTGCCCACTGCAGATTGCAACTACTGATACCTATACTCAGTCTGCTGTTAACAATGCTTTCCAGGCTAACACTAATAACTTTGCTGCTGGCAAGAACCGCATAATTAACGGTGACTTTAGATTCAATCAACGCGGTTTTACAAGCAACTCAACAGACAACACTTATAATTTTGACCGTTGGGTTCAGGCTAATGGTGGCTCAACTGGAACACTTACTATTACGCCTCAAACCTTTACTCCTGGAACTGCTCCAGTATCAGGATATGAAGCAATTAACTATGTTCAATGTGTAACCGCTGCGGGTGCAAGCACTAACACTTTTGCTTTGTTAAATCAGTATATTGAAGATACAAGAACTTTTGCAGGACAAACAGTAACGCTATCTTTTTGGGCTAAAGCAACAAGCGGAACACCAAAGATAGCAACTGAAATTGGTCAGAACTTTGGTAGCGGTGGTTCTCCATCTGCTGCTGTCTATACCGCTGGTGGTTCAGTTACTCTTTCTACATCGTGGGCAAGATATTCAACAACAATATCTGTTCCATCTGTTGCAGGTAAAACTTTTGGAACAACTGCTAATACATCTTATTTAGCCGCTACTTTGTGGCTGAGTTCAGGTTCTACATTCAATACACGCTCATCATCTATTGGATTACAGAACGCGACTTTTCAAATATGGGGAGTGCAGTTAGAGGCAGGGTCGACTGCCACAGCCTTCCAAACTGCAACTGGAACTGTGCAAGGCGAATTGGCTGCTTGCCAGAGGTATTATATTCGCCGTACAGGTACTGGTGGTCCACTTGCATTTGGTATGGCTCCAAACTCAACAACTATTGCTCAAACATACTTCCAGCATCCAGTAACAATGCGTACTGCACCATCGGCTATTGAAGTATCTGGAGTTGGAGCATCAGACGAACAAACAACATATACAACTGGTACTACAACTTGGGATGGTTCAGATACACAAGCAACATATGTTCGTTACACACACGGTTCTGCAGCATTAACGGCATACCGTCCTTATAAACTTTACAATACTGGTGCAAATTCATACCTAGCAGTAAGTGCGGAGTTATAATATGGAACTATATACAAATCAATTTGGACAAGAGTGCGTCATCATTACTAATGAAGACGGTAGTACTTGGTCAGGTCTTAAATCAACCTATGACGAACAGCAAGCACGACAACTAGGAGGCAACTAATATGGCTCGTTCAAGAAACACGGCAGACACACAGACTGCTAGTGGTGGTCCAGTATCTCCTTTTGTTGTTGGTAAGAATAAACTTATCAATGGTGATTTTTCTATTAATCAAAGAGCATTTAGTAGCGTTACAGCAAATGTAACTTTTACTTTTGATAGATGGAAAACAGACATTTCAGGAACTACTACTTGTACACCACAAGCATTTACCCCAGGTGCTGCTCCCGTAAGTGGATATGAAGGGGCAAACTATCTACAGATTGTAACTTCTGGACATACTGGAACAAACGGCGCTGGAGTTTACAATCGTATGGAAGATGTCCGCACTCTTGCTGGACAGACTGCAACAGTTTCTTTTTGGGCTAAAGCAGCAAGCGGTACACCAAGTGTTCTTGTAAATCTAGCACAACTTTTTGGCTCAGGCGGTTCATCAACTGTTATTGTATCTCCTTCAACTCCGTCAACAGCAACTGCAATTACTACATCTTGGGCTAGATACTCATTTGTTTTTAATGTTCCATCTCTTTCTGGTAAAACAATTGGAACAAATAATTCTTTACAAATAGAAATAGGAGTATCTGATGGTGGATTCCTTGGGCTTGTTCCTTCACTTGGCGTTCAAAACAATACATTTTCTATCTGGGGCGTGCAAGTTGAAGCAGGTCCAGTAGCAACACCATTCCAGACTGCCACTGGAACTATCCAAGGTGAACTTGCTGCTTGTCAGCGTTACTACAATGTGATTGCTTCTGGTGCATCAAAATTTATTAGCCCTTGCTATGGTTATTCTACATCTAGGGTAGACGGAGTTATTAACTTTCCTTATATGCGCACTGCTCCAACATTGGTTGTTGCAAGTGGAACAAATTGGTATGTAAACGCAGGTCCAACTGGTGGAAGTTTTAATAGTTTCACAGGATACTATGCTTCTAATTCTTGTATTGGTTGGTACAGCGGAACTTCAACAACTCAAGCCCTTGGATACGGTGGCGGTTGTTATACAAACAATGCAAGTGCCTCAGTTGCTTTAGATGCGGAGTTATAAAATGACAAGACAATATACAGTTGAAGAAAATAACGTTATTTGGTATGAGGAAAATGGATTTAGATATTCATTTATGCCAGACCCAGCCAACTCTGATTATCAGGCATATCTAAAGTACCTAGAGGAGAATAACTAATGGCGACCATAAGCAATACCCCTAGACCAGGCTATGCCTGGGATGCTACAGACAATGTGTGGTATCCAATTGGGACTGGTACGCACTCACACGGTGAAATACCTGCAACTATTGTAGATGCTAAAGGTGACATCATTGCTGCAACTGCAGCAGATACTGTTGCTCGTCTTGCTGTAGGTGCAAACGATACCGTACTTACTGCTGACTCTAGTACTGCTACTGGATTAAAGTGGGCAACACCTGGAATGACTTTGCTTAACACCACTACATTTTCTGCTGTTTCATCTCAAACAATAGATAATCTGTTTAGTTCAACTTATCAAAACTATCGTATGGTTTTAACTCTTAGCGCAGTCTCAGCGGCTAACCCAAATATACTGGGATATTTCCGCTCCGCAGGTGCAGATGTAACTACAAATAACAATACAGAAAGTATTGTGCAATATTCAACAACAATTACAGGCGCGGAAAGAACTTCTGTTATAGAGTTTGGTGTTTCTTCTACAAGTTATCCGTCGTTTTCTGTTTATGCCGTGGATATTTTTAATCCACAACTTGCCAGAATAACTTCTTTTTCATCTAATGGTGGTTTTGTAAACAGTGTTGGGCAACCTTTTCAGTACAGGTCGTTTGGTTACAACAATTCTACTACACAAATGACAGGAATCAAAATCTATCCTTCAACTGGCACAATGACAGGTGAAGTTAGCATCTACGGATTGGCAAAATAATGACTGAAAAACTAAGTATCGGGATTGCGGATGCTGAAAAAGGCACAAATGAAGTTAAAGCATTAACTGGTGCTGAACTAACAGCACATCTTGCTGCACAGGCACAAGCAGAAGCATCTGATAAAGCAGTTCAAGACAAGATTGCAAAAGATGATGCTGAGAAAGCAGCACTACTAGAACGACTAGGCATCACTGCTGACGAAGCAAAACTACTGCTCGGTTAATGTGTAAAGACTGCGGTAACTGTTCTAAAACAAATACATTTAATTAAGGAGTAACGTGGCAGGTCGTGATATTCACTGCCACTTCTTCAAGTAGTCAATGGCTGACTGGAGGTACTCAGGGTTATCCTTGAAGTATCCCAGTCCAGCATTGCATTGAACACATAGCAATCCTCTTGCTTTGTTTTCAGTGTGGCAGTGGTCAGCACACCAATCGGATAGTCCTGGATTGTCTGTTCCACAGATAGCACAGCGATTTTCCTGCAATTCTACGTACTTGTTATAGCGGTCAATGTCCCAACCAGGATTACGCTTCTTGTTCTGAGCACGGATAATTTCTTTATTGTCTAACCTATATTGACGTTTATATTCTTTGTAACACTCAATACATTTATGTTCTGTTCCATTGTTGTAACCCTTTCTAGGGTAATACTCTTCAATGGTTTTCATTTTATTGCAAGTCATACAAATTTTCACAATCTAATTATATCACTTATCTAAATAACTGGAGGTTCGCTGTGGCGGGTCGCGATTTGACAGACGGAAGAGCCGAACGGTCTATTGCAGTTGACGTAGGTGTAGTTTCATCTACTGCCATCTGGCAGAACACTGACGTTGCCTATGACGTTGCAGTAGGTGGTCTTCCATTTATCTATGCAATCAATGATGCACGTCCATATATCCGCCAGACTGCACCTTATAAGAAAGACCAGTTTGATAACGGAGCAGAACCAGGTGAGCAATCACTTACTGGTTGGTGGCTACGTAGTCAATCATCCTTTCACGGTGGCGAAGGCATTAAGTTTTACGACCCATCTGCTGGAGAAACAGTTGCGCATAGGTTTACAGATAGCAAAAACGTAGATGTATGGACAAAAGGTCAAGTAACTTTACTTAAAGATGTAGTTGACACACATCAGACTACTGGTGCTGTAACTGGCACAGACCATCAACACCCTAACCAGCACGTTCGTTCTATTCAGTGGGGTGGAGTAAACGGTGTATTGCTACACGATGAGTTTGATGTAGATAAAATCTATCCATCAATTACTGTGTCTATTAGTAATAAGGCTTTAACTTCCAACGTAGCAACCCTTACTACGCCTGTAGCACACGGACTTACAGTTGGTATGACTATTACAATTACAGATGTAGATGCTACATTTAATGGTGAGTATCGTATTACAACTGTTCCTACAACAACTACTTTTACCTATGCTAAGACCGCATCTAACGTAACTTCTACTGCAGTATCTCCAGTTGGTACTGGTGTGACTAACCCAGTAATTCACTTTATTGACTACATTTCTGGCACAGACCCCAAGGTATTTGCTATTTGCGATGATGGCGTTAACGCCTATTGGATAACTAATAAGACAGTAGGCGGTAATCAACGTCTTACTATGTTTAAGAAACCATTATCAGGTGACTCAATTACTGGTTCATCTAATCCATCTGCAACTGGTGATGTTACCCAGATGTTTCAAAGTGGTGACACCGAAATTATTTATGCAACAATGGAATTTGTTAAAGACCGCATTGTTCTTTGTGTTAATAATAAAGTTTTTGAAGTAACAACAACGGCTACTGCTTTACCTGCTGCTATATACACTAACCCTAATACTGAATATCATTACACAAGCGTGGCTGCTTCTGGTCCTGCTATCTATACAGCGGGTCATTCTGGTATCTACTCAACCATTCAGAAGTACACACTATCAACGGCTGGTGTTATGCCTACCCTTACATCAGCAGTGGTGGCTGCAGAGTTACCTGCTGGCGAGATAGTTGAAAAGATTTATTACTATTTAGGTTATATGATGATAGGTACTAACAAAGGTGTACGTGCTGCAGTTGTATCAGACCAAGATGGCTCCATTAATTATGGTCCACTCATTGTAGAAACATCCCAACCTTGCTATGATTTTGCTGCACGTGATAGATTTATTTGGTGTGCTGCAGGTATTGGTGCATTAGATGCTGGTTTATACCGCATTGACCTTGGCAACGAAATAGAAACTTTACGCTTTGCTTACGCTAAAGACTTGCAGGTAACACAAAGTGCGGAGCACTATACAACAGGTGTTGCATTTCTTGGAACAACTAATAGACTTGCATTTTGCACTGCATATGAAACAACAGATGGTGCAATATATCTTGAGTCAGCATCTACACTAGCGTCTACTGGATTTATAACTACTGGCTATATTCGCTATGGAACACTAGAGCCTAAGAACTTTAAGCGCCTTCTTGGACGTGGTGACTTTACCTATGGCTCTATGGTTTTAGAAACCGTAGACAAAGATGGTACAGAGTATGACCACATTTCATATGATAGAACTATTAGTCCAATTGAGGTTACTACATCTACACCAGCAACTGCTCAAGAGTATGTTGCTTATAAGTTTGTTTTAAATCGTGATACTACAACAACAAGTTTAGGTCCTATATTTAAGGGCTATCAAGCAAAGGCTACTATCGCTACTCCACGCCAGCGTGTAATGCGCTTTCCTGTCTACTGCTTTGATGTAGAGACAGACCGTTATAACACATTGGTTGGCTATGAGGGTAGAGCATCTGAAAGAATTAGACTGCTAGAAGAAATAGAAGAATCTGGTGACGTACTTACGTGGCAAGATTTGACTACTGCTGAGTCTCGTCAAGCAATCATTGAGCAAGTTACATTCACTCGTATGACACCACCTGACAAACGCTTTGATGGGTTTGGCGGGGTCATTGAGATAACTATTAGGACAGTCTAATGAGTGCAACAGATTGGGCTGGAATAGCCGTAGCAGTAGCAACTATTGTAGCAAGTTTTGCTGGTGCAGTTCGCTGGATGGTTAAACACTATCTAGAAGAATTGAAACCAAACGGGGGCGGTTCCGTGAAAGACCAAGTCAATAGATTGGAAGCCCGCGTTGACCAAATCTACATCCTCCTTTGTGAGAAAGAGTAGAAACCTTTTAGCAATATTTTGTGTAGCACTTGCAGGAAACCTTTTCTTTTTATCTTATGCTAGAGCAGAAGATGTAGTACCACCAGAGGTAACTACTATTGTAACTCCAGGTGGAGACGATGTCTCTTACCATATTCCACTGACAGTATCAGTTGTCTATGATGGTGTTACTTATGAAAATGTTTACGCAACAACCAACTCAGTCATAACATTTGGTAGACCAGATGGTACATATTGGACATATCCAACAACACCATCTGTATCTATTGAGTCTAAAGACTGGTGGGTACTACCTCAGCAGATGCCAGACACCCACTTTATTATTAACGTAAGTGATGGTGGGTTTCAAGTAGATGGTAACTACCGTCCATATGGAACATTTACTGGTGATACAACAAGCATCATCATTACTGCACAGATTCAAACAGATGGGACTGTTGCATATAGTTATGCAGTAGATGGTCCACTAGCAGGTAATGAAAGAACAGGTGCAGTACTTACTAATGGAACTGTCGTTCCTTTATCAGAAGTAAACATCATTGAGGTTGAAGAGGCACCAGTTCTAGAACCTGAACCAGTTCCTCCAACACCTGAACCTGTTCCAGAACCAGAGCCAACTCCAGAGCCTGAGCCAGAACCTCAACCAGAGCCAGCACCTCAACCAGAGCCAGCACCTCAACCAGAGCCAGCACCTGAACCTGCTCCGCAACCAAGACCTATCCCAATCTTTGAACCACCTGCACCTGAACCTCCTGCCGAAGAACCTCCAGCACCAGTAGAGGAACCGCCAGCAGAAGAACCACCTGCGGAGGAGCCACCAGTTCCAGTGGAAGAGCCTCCTACTCCTGTAGAAGAACCACCTGCTGAAGCAGAAGAACCTCCTGCTGAAGCAGAAGAACCTCCTGTTGAGGCAGAACCTGCACCAGAGGAAGCACCTGAACCTCCTGCAGAACCAGAAGTAGTACAAGCAGAAGATGTTGAAGCATCTGAATTGCCAGCAGATACGCCAATTGAATTGGCTAATGGTGTTGTACTTACTGCTGGTGTGGTAGCAGCACTTGAACTCTTTGATAGTCCAGCAGAGTTATTAACAGAAGTATTTACAAATCCTGCTCAAGTATTGACAGCACTATCTAACATCGGTGCAGATATGTCTGAAGAAGAAAGACAAGAATCAACTGAAACAATTTTAGCAGCAGTAATCGTGGGACAGATAGCAACACAGTCAGCAGTTGCAGCAGCAGCCTCCGCTGCAGCAGCATCATCCACGTATAGGAGAAAACCTTAATGAAGAAGATACTTTCAGATTTCCTTAACCAGGCTTGGACCTTGTTAGGGATGTTTGTTGCTTGGGTCGTATTAGATGGCTCGGCAAAGACGGTAGTCGGCTATGCCATTGTAGTAACCACTCTTGTTTGGGTAGTTACATACAAGGCTCGTAACCCAAAGGATGAATAATGAAATCACTAAATAATGTATTGATGCGTATTGTTGCAGTCTTTGCAGCAAGCGGTCTATCAGTAATCGGTGCTGGCGCAATCGCTGGCGTTGACACAATTACAGCAGTAACTGTTGCTGGTCTTACAGCCGTAGCAGCAGTAGTAGAAAAGTTGGCTCGCGCATTTATGGATGACGGCAAACTATCACTTGACGAAATCAATGCTGCATTCTCAGCAGTTGATAAGGGTGCAAAGACTGTGGCTGATGTTGAAGTTGAGACACGCTATGCAGCAACAGCAGCAGCGACAGTAGCAGCAGCCGCAGTGGCGGTAGAAGTAATCCCAGATGATGAGGAATATAACTAATGGCTGACAGGGGAACGGCAGCAGCAATCATTGAGGTTGCTCTGAAAGAAGTCGGAACCATTGAAGGTCCAAAAGACAACGAAACAAAGTACGGAAAGTTTATGAAGGCTAACTTCCTACCTTGGTGTGGCTCATTCATTAATTGGTGTGCCAATCAAGCGGGAGTTAAGGTACCTAATACTGTATCCACAGTATCTGGTGCTGCAGCATTCAAGAAGATGAAGACTTGGTTTGAGGCTGACTGTGGTCAATCTCCACAACCAGGTGACATTGTGTACTTTGATTTCCCTGGAGATGGTGTAGATAGAATCTCACACGTTGGTATCTGTACCCACATTGAGGCAGATGGCGTTATCCTTACGATTGAAGGTAACACATCTTCAAAGAAGTCTGGTAGCCAACGCAATGGTGGCGAAGTGTGTGCTCAAGTGCGTGCATATAAACCAAACAAAAAGAAAGTTCTTGTTAGCATTGTTGGTTGGGGTAGACCTAACTACAACGGTAACGAGGTAACAGCAGAGGTCCCAGTACCTGAGAAGCCTAAGTTTCCAGGGCGTATTACGCCAGGAGATAAGGGTGAAGGAGTCAAGATAGTTCAGAAGGCATTAGGTCTTAAGGCAGATGGAATCTATGGTCCCATTACTAAGGCTAACGTCATCAAGTTCCAAGACAATCACGACATCGTTGACAGCAATGGCATCGTTGGTCCTAAAACTTGGGCTGAACTTATTAAGTTCCTTTAATCAAACTAAGGAGAAAACAATGAAGGCAAAAGCAATCGCAATCGCTAGCACATACTTCCGTGCAGCATTCGCAGCAGTGACAGCACTATACCTTGCAGGAGAGACAAGCCCAAAGGCTTTGGCTTCTGCATTCCTAGCAGCAGTTGCTGGTCCAGTCCTTAAGGCTCTTGACACCAACAGCCCTGAGTTCGGACGAGGAAGTAAGTAACCTAGAGTACCGATTATACGCCTTCTAAGGCGGTTTTAAGACACGAAGACCCCTGAGTGGTAGAGCAATCTACTTCTTGGGGGTCTTTTTGTCATTTCTTCTTAAGCCATAACTGGTAATCTTCTGACAGTAATTCGTACTCGCCAGTATATTTGGCAAGGAATCTATCAATGGCTGGCTTAGGTGTAAGTTCAGGTTGCAAGTCTTTACCCCATAGGTAGTCATCAAAAGCCATAATGCCACCAGACTTCAGTAGTTTCCAAGCGTTGTCTGCATCCTTGGCTACCTGATGGGATGTGTGGTCTCCATCAATGTAGATGAAGTCAAACCTGATTGTATTGTTACCAGCAAAGTATTCATCGCTGGTCATACGCAAGCGCACCGTTGATTTCAATGTAGCAATACGTTCTTCGTAGAACTCAAAGACCTTATCAAAGTTTAATGGCTCGTGTTCTACCTCATCGGACCCAGCCCACGTATCAACATCGTAGAGGTAGGAAGTTTTATCGGTCAGGATGTTCTCGCATAGCCAGATGCTGGCATCACCAGTGAAGACACCTATCTGCAGGAACTTAAGGTCAGGTTGACCTGCTAGGTGGAGTAGGTGATTCTCAAAGTTGTACTGCTGCCCAACGAACCAGTTGGGGTAGTTCGGCGTGTCGTTTTCCATTAAGTGTTCCTGTCTGTGTATAATTAATTATATAATAACATATATAATATATATAGGCGCGGAGCGCCGTATATAATAATATATATATTATATACTACAATAGATTTATATAGTTCTCCTGTGTTAGAGTACTCTCCTGTCCTCCGCAGGAGGACTATATAAAATAACTTAGACAGGGGAAGAGTATGTTCAATAGAAAACTTGAAGAGTCAATTGAAGTTCTTTACGATTCAATTTGGTTACTATCAGAAGAAGTTAAAACAATTCGTGAAGAAGTAGATTACCTACTAGAAGTTTTAGATAATGATTAAACTGGATTCTTACGAACTTCCAGAGCACATATCCTACTCAGCATTTACAACTTACCTTACCTGTGGTTATCAGTACTACCTAGGTAGATTACTCAAGGTACCTGAAGAGCCAAGCATCTGGTCCGCAGGTGGACGAGCATTTCACTCCGCAGCAGAAATGTGGGACATAGAAAATGGGTAGTGCTAATGTTGGTGCAGATTACTGGGACATAGCCTGGAGAAAAGAAACCGAAGGACTTAACCTTGATACAGCACGCCGTGCTGGGCGAGCAACAAAAGAAAATCCAAACAAAGAAGATGCTGTTTGGTGGAATAACAATGGTTCCAAGTGGGTAGATAACTACATCTCTTGGCGCAAGAATAATCCTGATTGGAAAATCTGGACAACACCTCAAGGGGCTAAGGCTATTGAATTAGAACTTAACCCTGTTATTGCTGGCGTACCCGTGAAGATGTTTATTGACAGAATTTTTGAGGTTAATGGACAACTTGTGATTGTTGACCTTAAGACATCACGAGCACGACCACAATCCGACCTTCAACTTGGCTTCTACAAAGTAGGAGTTGAGATGATGCTCGGAGTGAAAGTCAATCTAGGAAACTACTGGATGTCTCGTGAATCGGGGACAGGAGAGATGATTGACCTGAGTAGATATACACAGGACACACTTGAATACTTTGTTGATGGCTTTGACAAAGCACGCAAGGCTGGTATATTTCTACCGAACCTACAATCGTGCAATTTCTGTGGACTCACAGAGCATTGCCAATTCACAAAAGGAAAATAAATGGCTATAGAAGATTGGAAGTTACAGGTATCTATCAAGACTCCTGTTGGCGACTTAATTAATATCCGTGCTAATACATCCGATGAGTTATCAGTATTGC